AAGGACTGGGCGGAGCGAAGACTTAAGAGCGATCTCGCGAGAGAAGGTTTCTGGAACGATATAAAGCATAAGCACAAGGGTGATTATCCTCCGCTTATTACAAAGCTCGAAGAGATATTGAGTTCATCAGCTCCGATAGAAAATCAGAACTACTCTACCGGCACAAAGCTCGGATTAAATTCAAAGCAGATATATGATCGAATAACCGCCATCAGAACAAAGCAATCAAGTGGTGTGCGCCTCAAAAACATCGAAGTCGATTTCCTCGCAACATGGTCAAAGGTTGAGCAATACTGGGAAGCTCTTTCTGAAGCAGGAGAGGATCCATTCGAGATGTGCGAGAACGTCCGCAGATGTATAGAGATGGGAAGAGGAAAAGAGATTCTTCCGATCAATACACGCACGGCAAGTGACGTTTGGAAGTACATCGAGAAGGTTGCCGACAATCTTACAACAATAATCGGAAGGGCGGTGGCGTGATGATCATATCAGGACTATTTAAAGGATCCCTCGGATCTGTCATTCTATCCAGAAAAGCAAAGCAGGATTGTCGGGGGTGGTCGAAATGAAAATGTCAGAAGCAGAAATGAGCGAGATGGCTGATGCTGCGTATGATCTACTCGAAACCATCTGTGAGGATAGAGTGGCGAAAACGATCAGCAAAGAGGCAATCAAAAACCACCTGTCTGCCATTTATCTCCATCTCCAGAGAGTAGAGGAAATGTATGATCTGCAGCAGGAGAACATATTCGAAGACGTGATTAAAAGCATAAGGACGGCATAACCATGGCGAACGATATCAACAGAGTGCTTCTTATCGGCAGACTCACGAAAGATCCCGAACTGCGATATACTCAGGGCGGAACAGCGGTTGCGTCTTTCTCCCTGGCATCGAATAGATCTTACACTGCTCAGAATGAGAAGAAGGAACAAGTGTCATTCTTCAACTGTGTTGTATGGGGAAAGCCAGGGGAGATTACCAATCAGTACATGAAGAAAGGTATGAAGGTCGGCATCGAAGGCCGCCTGCAGCAGAGATCATGGCAGGACCAGAGCGGGGCAAGGCGCAACACCGTTGAAATCGTGGTTGAAAACTTCCAGTTCCTTTCTGCCGGCAACGGGCAGCAGGGAGAGCAGGGCGCTCCGGCAGACGATCAGCCGAGAACAGCAACGGAAGACGAGAAGTTCGATAATCAGGATCCGGCTCAACCTTCAGCATCTTACTATACTGGCAGCAGTGATAACACCCCGAGCCATTTCTCAGACGAGGACATACCGTTCTGATGGAAGTATCTGTCTGCAAAGCAAAAGTCACAGAGGATATGGTCGGAAAGATATGCCTTATCCCGACTACACCCGACACCCTTGATGCAATCGCAAAATTAGGATGGGGAGAGCCAGTGGTGGGAGATCTCATGGAAGAGTATGACAATCGGAGCAAGGAGCAGCTGGATCTATACTGGGCATGCTGCCAACTTGTAGCAGATGACTATCCGGAGAATCGTCCTGACCGGGCTGAGTGGGACACAAAGAAAAAGGTCGATGAGCAGATAAAAATCAAGTGCCGCTTTGTTGATTTCTACTGCCATATCTATAATCCGAAGAAGAAAGACTATCAGATCAATATCAAGACGAAGTCAATTTCATATAAAGCGCTAAATCGGATCGAAGCCGGAGAATTTTTCAAAGAGGCTTTCCGAAAGATGGGAGAAGCCCTCGGGATATCTGAGGATGAACTGACGGCCGAAGCAAAAAACAGGATGAAAAGCAAACGGTTTGTATGCTCTGAGTGCGGGAAGAAAGCAGTTCATAAGCACCATCTTTTCGAGCAGACCAAACAGAACAGAGAATTTTACGGGAAGCTACTTGATGACCTGCGGAATATCAAATACCTGTGCGATGATTGCCACGAATGGAAGCCGGTACAGCATATATCAGAGAAAGAGTTTTGTGAACTGCTGGGAATAGAGATCAGATCAAAAACGGGGAAGCTATGAGAGTAATAGACATCGATCAAATCAAGATCGCATCCATCAACGGGAAATATAACGGGAGCCGGAACGGTTTATATCTCAGCCCGGTATATCGGGAATTCAAAAAGGAGCTCACGCTCCGCTGCCGGTTAGTGAAGATCAAAGCCCCTTATGAAGTGACGATAGAGATCGCAACGGCAACAGACATCGACAACACTACGAAGGCCATTCTTGATGCTCTGCAGGCGCGGGGAGTTATAGACGATGACGCAAATGTCAGCCGGCTTGTGATTAACAAGACAAAGATCAAGCGGGGGCATCTAGGAGCTATCAAGGTTGATGTCTGCGAGGCTATTCCCGCTTAACTATACGTTTGTATAGACAGAAATATTTCATAGTCATAAAATATAATTGCTGAAAATATAAATCCTTACCACGTTATTCTCAGTACACCACTCTCCTTTAATCGACTCCGTATGTACAGCAAGGCATGCGGAGCCTTTTTAAAGCACAAGGAGCTGAGATGATATTTGATCCAATTATAGATATTCTCAACAACTGCAGCAAGCCCGGACTTTGGGATCTTATTGCATTCTCCACCAGCCATAAAGCCTCTATTCGGCGCATAAAGAACAAACGGAAGAACATACGATGAGTGTCGTGGCATGCCCCAATTGCCTCGGACAGGGTTATATCTGGCAAGGCGAAGACACTATCGACTGCCCTGCATGTGAAGGGAAGGGGACGCGGCAGATATGACATTCAAACAGCTTACCCGCAAATACCCTGACCATCAGATCATCATGATTGGATCGGGAAGACATTTCTACGCTTTTCCTATAGTCAAGAAGCCGATGAGTTTTTGTCTGACAGAGGAAGAGTACCGGCTTTACGCACGATCATCAGCCGACGAACTCGACAGACAGCTAAAACAGGCGGGAGCTGCAGGAGTATAGATGTCGGTTAAAAAAGGAATCAAAGCAAAGAAGCGTCCGAAAGGGAGACCATCTGTATACTCATCCGCTAAAGAAATGCAGGAGGATATTGATTCCTATTTCCGCAAGTGCAAGCCGAAGCCGCTCAAGGACAAGAAAGGGAAACCTCTTACAACGTCAAACGGTGTTCCAATTATAGAGCTTAATCCCCCAACGATAACGGGACTTGCTCTGCACCTGGGATTTGCCAGCCGGCAGAGCATGTATGACTATGAGATCAGAAACGAAGAATATTCTTACACCATAAAAAAGGCGCGATTGAGATGTGAAAACTGGGTCGAGACCGGCCTTTTGTCCGGTAAGTTTCATCCGGCAAGCGGGATCTTTATCCTTAAGAACTATGGCTGGAGAGATAAGCACGAAATCGAGAAAACGGGAGGGGAAACAGAAGAGGACAACATCCTTCTTAAAGCTCTTCTCGGGGTAGAAACAAAGTGAGTGCGATCCCTCTATTTTCAAAATCTCTTGAGGCGATAAGATGCAGCGGGTTCCTCACCGTATATGAAGGAGCTGTCCGCTCTGCGAAAACGGTCACGTCTCTTGTCCAGTTTTACCGCCTGATTCTGAGCTCACGAGATTCCGTTTTCCTCATGACCGGAAACACTCTCGGATCCATATCGCGAAACTGTATCTATGGTGATTTCGGATTTATTGCAATTACCGGATGGAAGGCGGTTCCAAAGACAGACACAGATGGATCGAAGTATCTGCTTTTAAACGTTCCAAAAGGCGACAAGAGAAAAGAGATCAAGATCTATTACTGCGGTGCGGATAATGATTCATCGTATAAGAAGATCCGCGGACTCACAATCGGCGGCTGGTATGCAGATGAGATTCAGCTTCACGCTAAATCTTTCATAGAGACCGCCCTGCAGCGATCTTTTGCCGCACTTGACCGTTTCAACATATGGACGCTCAATCCGGATGTGCCTTCGCACTTCATCTATAAAGAGTATATCGATAAGTATCTTGAACAGAAGCTCCCGGGATATAATTACTTTCACTTTACTCTTGATGATAATCCGGCGCTCACAGATGCGCGAAAAGCAGAGATCAAGGCGCAGTTCTCTGGAGTATTCTATCAGCGGTATGTCCTCGGTCTTCGTGTTCGTGCGGAGGGCGGCTGCTATCCTTCTTTCTCAAATGAGAACATTCTTGATGCTCTTCCAGAAGAAACGATCATTTTTGCACAGATAGGATCGGACATCGGAGGTAGTGGTTCTGCAACTGTTTATACCCTCACCGGATTCTTTATTCGGAAAAAGCAGCTTTGCGCTGTTCTTCTTGATGAGATGTTTGATAGCCAGAACAAGAGTACAGAATCCATTCTTGCCAACTTCAAGCAGTTTGTAATGTGGGCACAGGAGAAGTATCAAGTCGGTGATGCGTATACAGACTCCGCAGAACAGCTGATAAAGAAATCGATGCAGAACCTTGGCATTATCAATACTCACGATTCTCTCAAGAAACCGATCCTTGACCGCATCCGTTTTGAGGATCTCATGTTTTCTCAGAGACGCCTTTTCATTATGCGACACTGCAAGAACGCGATAGAGGCCGTCCAGTCTGCAGTATGGAATGAAAAGTCTGAGAAAGAAGAACGTCTCGATGATGGAACCATAAACATCGATAGCCTGGACAGTTGGGAATACAGTTTTGAAAACATAATGAGGGACTTCTGATGGATATAAAAGACGTTTTCATTTCACTATGGAACAAGATCACAGGAAGGACCCTTCTTGCTGATATCTTCCAGGCCGAAGAGAACATACAGAGATGGTTGAGTATCTATCGAGGGAAACAGCCGCGGGATTACTCATTTGTTCCTCTCGATGGACGTAAACACGACCGCACCCGCCGCACGATGAATGCTGCGAAGATGGTCTGCTCTGAACTTTCTCGCCTTGTGTGGTCAGAGAACCCGGAGATAGTGGCGGATAAACCGATTCTTGACTTTCTGGAGAGCAATGACTTTTACAATCAGATGACCAAGTTCTCGGAATACGGATCTGCCGGCGGCGGGTTTGCGATAAAACTTTTTTCTCCTGATGGGAAGAACCTCCGCATTGATTATGTACCTCCAGATTGCTTTATTCCTGTGACATGGGATAACGGAGGAATTACAGAGGCAGACTTCCTTGATAAAATGGTGAAAGATGGGAAGACATATATCAGAGTTGAGAAACACCGCAAGACTGACGGTGGTTATAATATTTCATCGGATGTCTACGAAGAAGATGGAAACACAGTTATTAAACGTTCGCTCGCTGATGTCGGGATCGTAGAAAGCGATGTGCCTATCAAATCTACAGTTCCACTGTTTGCATACATTGCGACACCTGAAGCGAACAACCTTTCAATGTTTTCTCCTCTCGGCATTTCTATTTATGCGAACGCAGAGGACACTCTTGAATCGCTTGACGTGGCCTTTGATGCTTTGAGCCAAGAGATTGTGCTCGGGAAGAAGAGGATAATTGTTCCTGCAACTGCTTTGCGTCATATTACCGAAGTGAAAAGCGGAAAGCAGGTTCAATACTTTGACCCATCTGATGAAGTTTATCAGGCATTTTCCGTAGAAGAAAAAGAAGGTCTTAAGATTGTCGACAATACTGTTGAATTGCGAATTGAAGAGTTGCGCCTTGCTGCACAGACGCTGCTTGATATCCTTGCAGTACAGACTGGGTTCTCATCCGGAACATTCTCTTTTGACGGTGTATCACTCAAGACTGCTACGGAAGTGATCTCTGAGAGCTCTAAAACATTCCGCACGAAACAGGCTTATGAAAACCAGATAGGAAAGGGCATTCTCGGTCTGATTGAAGCTATCAAACAGATCGGGACGCTATACGGGATCAAAGGAAAAGGCGACTGCAATATTACATGGAATGATTCAGTCATCGAGGATCGTAACTCCCTGACAACTTACTGGACCGGACGCCTCACCTCCAAAACCTGTACGCTTGAAGACTTTCTAATGAAGGTTGACGGGTTGCCGGAGGTAGCCGCCAAAACGAAAGCGGCAGATATACGAAGCAAAACAGCAACAGTCGATGTAGATACCATGTTTGAAAAGGGTGCTTAATGTCTGAATCTTCTGACAGTCTTTATGAAATGGAAAGCGAGATGATTGCAAACATCACTCGCATTCTGTCAAAGGGGTGTACTACTTCCACAAACTGGAAGCAGGAGACTCTTGCTCAGATAGACGAACTTCGCAAACTCAATGCCGCTGTCATGAACAAGCGGGTCAACGAAGCGATCAAGGCCGCGATAGCAGAAATCACAGCGAAAGGAGAGGCTGCAGCAGTGGGTATTGATTCAATGTTCCCTGTAGCAGCACTAACTCAGGCGCTTTCCCCGGAAGCGGATCCGCGGATATTCTCAATCTGGAGACGATGGGAAAATCTTACACAGAATCAGTTCATTC